GTATTGTTAAGACATTTCTTGATAAAGATCCTGATGCTGGTGTGATCTACTTCGAGAGTGAATCTGCGATAACTAAACAGATGGTGATTGATCGTGGTATTGATTCTAAACGTATGGTAATCATGCCCGTCACTACAGTACAGGAATTTCGCCATCAAGCTCTTAAAGTTCTGGATGCATATCTTTTACAGAATGAAGTAGACCGTAAGCCCTTGTTTTTATGCCTAGATTCGTTGGGAATGTTGAGCACCACAAAGGAAGTTGAAGACACTGCTGAAGGTAAAGAAACAAGAGACATGACACGAGCCCAAGTTTTAAAGGCTGCATTTCGTGTGTTGACTTTGAAACTGGGAAGAGCAAAGGTTCCTCTCGTTGTGACTAACCACACGTATGACGTAGTGGGTTCCATGTTTCCTCAGAAAGAGATGGGTGGAGGCTCTGGACTTAAATATGCTGCTTCATCAATTGTTTATTTGAGTAAGAAGAAAGAAAAGGATGGTACAGAGGTTATTGGTAACATCATTCATTGTAAGAATCATAAATCTCGTTTGACAGTTGAGAATAAAATAGTTGATGTTCGTTTGACATATTCTAAAGGCCTAGACCGTTATTATGGTCTATTGGAGCTTGCAGAGAAATATGAGATATTCAAAAAAGTATCTACACGCTATGAACTGCCTGATGGAACTAAACAATTCGGCAAGACAATTTTAAATGATCCAGAGACATATTTTACAGAAGATATTATGAAGCAGTTAGATGATGCTGCATCAAAGGAATTTAAATATGCTCGAAGTGATTGAGGATTGTTGTTCATCTTCATATCTTGATATGTTATTTCATACGTCAACTAATTCTGACAATTGGCATATGAGATATCCAAACGGCCATCCATTTAAGGATAAGCACCTAAAGATGGATGTTCTGATGAATGAAGAACAGACATTTCCTTTTTTAGCTGGTATGGCTATGGGCCTACTTATACAAATATATAGTAAAAGGAATGATCTGTTTCTTCCAGAGTGTTCCTACTGTGGTGTTGGTATAAAAGACAAACACAGACACGATAACACGCATACAGACCATGAAAATGATTTGGATTTTATAAAGATTTTTGGAGTGTTGAACAGCGATTGGAATTCAAAGGATGGTGGATTATTTTTGCATGGAGATGAAGCAATTCCCATGAAACCAAAAACTTTCGTTGTATTTGATCCCAGAATTCCACATTCAGCTTCTGAAATCTTTACAGACAAAAAGAGAGTGGGGATTGATTTTACGGTGAAGAAAAAATAATGGAAAAATATATTCAAGTTTATCATGATATACTCTCTCAGGAAAAATGTCAATATTTTATAGATAAGTTCGAATTTGATGTAGAGAATCAAGAAGTTCAAAATAATTCTAAGAATGCAACGCTCACTCAGATAAATTTATTACATTCTCCTGATACTATCTGGAAAGAAGACAATGATTTTATTACAAAGATTCTTATGGAAAATGTTATAAGATATAGAAATGATTGTGATGTCAAACCTTATCAATGGCCAGAGAAATTCAATTTTGAACCACCCAAGATTAAAAGATATTTACCAGACACAACAGATGAATTTCCAGAACATGTAGACGTTCTAGACCATGAAACAGCTAGAAGATTTTTGGTCATGTTTATATATCTTAATAGTAATTTTGGGGGATCGACAGAATTGCCATTAAAATCACAATATGATAATCATAAATTTCATAAATTTGTGTCTCACTGTACACAAGGTTCCATATTAATATTTCCTCCTCTCTGGCCTTGGATTCATGCTGGAAGAAAACCAGTAGATACACCAAAATATATTATAGGAAGTTATTTACACTATGTCTGATATAAAAGAAAAATATTCATACGTATCAAAGATTGATGATAAATGGGCTTCAATTTGTATTAAAGGTGGAAAATTTGATGGAGTTATCTATAATTATGGAAAAGTTTCTGTCTCACCAGAAAAAGAAAATCAAGATGGAACCTTGCCTTTTCGTTTTGAATATAGTATAATAGATAACATAGGAATATCGAGAGAAGATTTTGGTGAAGAGTTTTTCGTACTTATCGGTGATATTCTTGTAGATATTATAGATGAACAGATAGAGGAAGATAATCTTGAGTACAAACCAGACAATTGAACGAACAGCATTAAGCCAACTCGTTTATAACGAGGAGTTTGCTCGTAAAGCTCTTCCCCATATGAAAGGGGATTATTTTTCAGATAAAACTGAAAAAACTATTTTTGAAGAGATTACAAAGTTCGTTGACAAGTATAATAAAATACCAACTCAGACTTCATTAGAAATTGAGGTACAGAGTAGAAAAGATTTAAATGAAGAAGAATATAAGAAAGTGGTTGCTGTCATACAGACACTTGAATCCACGGATGTAGATTTCGATTGGTTAGTGGATACGACTGAACAATTTTGTAAAGATAGGGCGGTATATAATGCGATTGTTAAAGGCATACAAATTATTGATGGAAAAGATAAGGATCGAGATGTATCTGCAATACCGAGCATTCTCACAGATGCCCTTGCTGTGGGTTTTGATAATGCTGTTGGCCATGATTACCTGTTGGATAGTGATTCCCGATATGAATACTATCACACCGTAGAGAAGAAAATACCATTTGATCTGGAGTTCTTCAATAAGATCACTAAGGGTGGACTGCCCCCCAAGACACTGAACATTGCACTTGCTGGCACAGGTGTTGGTAAGTCTTTGTTCATGTGTCATGTGGCTGCAAACTGTCTATCCCAAGGTAAGAATGTACTTTACATCACATTAGAGATGGCAGAGGAACGTATCGCAGAACGAATTGATGCAAATCTTATGAACATCAGTATGGAAGATTTACATGATTTACCAAAACAGATGTTTGATGACAAGATTGCAAAGATTATAAAGTCTACTTCTGGTACGTTGATTGTTAAAGAATATCCAACTGCATCTGCTCATTCTGCTCATTTCAGAGGACTTCTTAAAGAACTTGCAATCAAGAAGTCATTTAAACCAGATATCATATTCATAGATTATCTGAATATATGTGCATCCAGTAGATTTAAGGGAGCAACAAATATCAACTCCTACATGTATATTAAGGCAATTGCAGAAGAGCTACGTGGGTTAGCAGTTGAGACAAATGTTCCAATATTTTCAGCAACTCAAACGACTCGATCAGGTTTTGTCTCCAGTGATATAGGATTGGAAGACACAGCAGAGAGTTTTGGACTGCCTGCAACAGCTGACCTGATGTTTGCACTCATTTCTAACGAAGAACTGGATGAATTAAATCAGATTGCAATTAAACAGCTTAAAAACCGATATAATGATCCAACGATAAATAAACGGTTTGTTATTGGTCTGGACCGTGCAAAGATGAGACTCTATGATGTAAAACCATCAGAACAGACTGATTTAGTGGATAGTGGACAGGAAGAGTTTGCTCAGCCAGTGTTCGATAAGACAGATTTCGGAGAAGGCTGGAAAGTTTAATACTTGACAAACATCAACATTCCTGTTATATAAATACTTAATAATGTTTATAAATGGAGATGGCGATGCCTTTGCAACAATACGTTCGGCAAGTTAAACCCCGAAACGAATCCTATACTCCCCCTGTAGATAAGATACAGAATTTTTTAGTTGAAGCTAAATCAACTGCATCAACTTTGTTTGAGGGAGTTATTGCTGATTGTGCAAATTTGTCCAAAAAAAGGCGCCAGGATTTTAATAAAGAAATATTGACACAACCATATGTGTCGCAGTTTTTACCACTCGCAGATTCAATGAGCGGTTCAGCAGGAAAAACTGCTTTCGCAACTAAGGGTAAAACTGATCAAGAAAAATTAGATATACTGTGGAAATTCTCTCAAGTATGTAAAAAAGCACTAGGTAGTAAAAGAGTTGATGCTGGAGCTGGACAAAGTAAAAAGAAAGTTTCTGATCCTTGGCTTGAAATGAGTAAAAAGAGAGGTGGTGTAGATACATCTAAAGCAGATATCATGGTTGGTTCTTTTCAAACATCAGTTAAAGGGCCCGCTGCACTATTAATGTCTGGTGAAAAAAAAGAAGCAAAAGCAACAGTCATATCCGCATTACAAACAACAAAAGCAAACGATAAAGTAAGAAAAATGCTCATTAGCCAAGTTGATAACTTTGCTGAAAGCACAAGAACAGTAGGAGCAGAGGTTACTGGAACTGCTCTTAAAAAAATGTCCGTAGACGATGCTAAAAAATCAGGTAACGAAGACGCAAAAGAAATAGTTGATAAACAA